ATATCCTGAAAAGTCGCCACCTAATGAACTTTTATAACTGCGTTTTACTGTGTTCTGATTAGAATTAAAAGCGTCAGCCATTTCTAACCAAACTTTTTTCAGTTGTTTCTCTGTGAACTTTTCTAGTCCTGTGACTTGCTTGGTGGTTGCCATAATTTTACCTCCACATGTTCCACTTTGTTTAGTTCTTCTGCGGTTGTTTTCTTCTTCTCTTTAGGTGTCAACGCTGAAATTAATTTGAGTGTCCACCCTAAAGGTCTATGGCTATATACTTCATAAGGAACTCTAAAAGCAGTCATAGCACTAACAATTGCAAGTGTTGTAATTCTTGCGTCGTCCCTTATTTCTTCTCTGCTAGTGCTAGGGCTTTTTTTGTTTCGTCTACCAGTTGTTCCATAAGTTCGGCAACAGTAACAGGTAAAAGTCCACCAATTAAAGCACCTAGAATTTCATCTAGTGTATACTGTGGCGAACAAGCCCAAAAGAATAATGCCAAACTGTGATAGTCACGTTCGTTCAAATCTCCGAAGTAAATGCCATTATCTTCCATACGTTCTAATGCTTTAAAATCAAATTTAAAATCTTCTTTTTTCATCTGTGTATCCCCTTATAAATTAAAATAAAAGAGTGGGAACTATTAATTCCAAGCCCTCCACTCTTAAAAATCACGCTTTGATGTCGGTACTTGCTAGCGGTTTGAGTTCGTTAAACAACTTTTTAAACGCTAAGGCGGGTCCACTTGTACCAGTTGCAAGGTCTTTGTCAGACACTTTGAACTTAACAAACAAGCGTTTTTGACCAGAAAGTATGAAATCTCCAGTTGTGACCGTTGCTGTGTGTTCGTATTCTTTACCTGTTGGACTTTCTTCGTCCGCTTCGGCTGTGTCGCTAGGTGTAGTAGCCTGAACACTTGGATAGAACGTAGCTTTGTAACCTGTTCCGTCGTCGTCACGATAACGTTCAGCATAAGCGAAACCATAAGGCTTATAATTAGCTACGTCATCAGTCAAGAACCCAGAAACAGCACCAAACCCTAAAGCGTGTGTTGCAAAAGCGTCAGGCAAGTCATAAGACTTAACTTTAATTTCTGTATTTTTAGCACCTGCGATTGTACGATAAGGCGCATTAAACCCTGCATAGAAGTTTTTGTTATCTTGCTTGGTTTCTGCTTCAACAGCACGTAACCCTGCGATAGGGATACCTGTGGTTGACCCTGTTGGGTCTGTGAAGACTACCCCATACCCTAGACCGTGGGTTAATTCATTTTTTGATGTATATGCCATTTATTTTTATCCTCCTACTACTTCCAAACTTTAATAGCACCGTCTTTGAGGAAACCACCGCAAACGGTAATAGTACCATATACTTGTACTTTATTATGACGAACGTCTTTAGTCACATTAAATTCTGGTACCAAGTCCCCTGCTAAAATGCCTTTGTAAGGGTTAATAAGCACCTTGTCAAAAGTGTTATCCCCTCCGTCATTATAGTGCTTAAAGCTCAAAGTTTCAATTTTAGTTACTCCATTAACAACTGGTGTGAAATCATTTTCTTTTACAAGAAGAACATCATCGCCTGACTGTGAAAACTTATCGGCACTTGCTTTCTGTTTAACAGCCCCAACAATTGAACTTGAAGCGATTGAGCTATGAACTCCACCCCAAATTAAATGACTTTCGATAGTTTGATATAAAGTATATAGTACTGTATTCAATGCACTCTGTACACCGTCAGCAGTTAAATTCCCTGAATCAGAAAGATTAATACCAAAACCAAAACCACGAGGGGTAAGAATTTTATAAGTTTCTTCATTTACGCTTAACACGCTACCTGTTTGTCCTTGCTCTTTAGCTTCAGGAAAGCCTGTTAGATTGACCGACTGCAACAAATCTGCCCCAACTTTAGGGATACGTGACAAGAGAGGGAACTTATCGCCAATCTCCCCCCCATTTATCACATTCTCGATTTGTTGAACATAACGGTCTGTAATATTAAATTCAGCCATTATTCACTCCCTTTCTTATTTAGACGCCTAAACTACCCTTTTTTTTTAGGTATGCCGAACGGTTTTTACCACGGATAGAACCACCCACAAGAGTTTCAGAAAGCCATTGTTCAACGTTATAACGGAGGTCAAAGTCGTTGTAGTTTTCCATGTTCAAATCTCCGATAAGTACGTACTCGTCGTGATTGTATACCGCTACTTCGTCTTTAGGCATCCAGACACGTGTTTCAAGTTTATCCGCCCCAAACGATTGAGCAATTTGAGTTTTTGTCGCCAACTCGTTGAATCGTGAGTGTCCGTCTGTTCCTTTAGCTTTACGCAACTCTGCAAAAGTTTGTGGACTCATAACAATTGTGATTGCGTTAGAAATTGAGCATTCAGCAACTGCGTCAGTAATGCCCTCAAACAAGTCTGTATACTCGATTTGTTTTGTCCAACCGTCTGTGGCAGTTTTCAAACCATAGAAACCGTTAGAACCGTCAGCAGAACCAAGAATCATGTTGTATTCCACTTTTTGAATAACACGGTTTACCATTTCAGACATTACATATTCAGACAACGCACCTGAATCATTTACACCACGCACAGTTGCTTTATCCATTTGCAAGTATGCTTCAGCCATTTGTGGACGTAGTGAGCGTTTAGACGCTGTTTGAGCCTTGTTTTTGTCTGTACCTGCTTTGAAAGTACCTTGTAAGAAAGTATCATCTACACCGTCCTCTGCAAGTGTCAAACCTTGGAAACGTGCTTTCATAGCACCGTCATAGATACCTGACTTACGAGCATATTTTGAAGTGATAGACCCAAGAGAGTTGACGACATTCAAATCTGAACCATTAGAGAATTCACGCAAGAAACCTTGTTCTGGCATTTCTAGCATTTTGTCCCCAAGTTCACGCATAAATTTACGCTCTACGTCTTGAGGTTTTTCGCTAGGAATAGACGCTTCACGTTCTTTTTTAAGTTCTTCACGCTCTTTGTTAAGTTCCGTTACTTTAGCTTCAAGTTCTCGAACTTTTACACCTGCTTCAATTGCTTGCTTCATGATTTCTTGTGTTTCGTTTGCACCCATTTGTTTTTGTTCTCCTTTTTCTTCTTCTCTAACTTTTGTCACTTTAGCACCTTTATTACTTGGTAACGGAGTTAGTGACACCTCCGTAATAGTAACATCTTTGTAGTAGCCTACTCCGTCAATTTCACGAGCTTTTACACCGTTAGCATTAAAGCCAACTGATAGCCCTGTTTCTTCAATCTTTTCGGCTGTGTATTGTTCTTCGTCAACGTAACCTGTCAAGATTACATTGTCCCCCTCAAGATGAACAAACCCTGACCCAATTTTTTCACGGTGTCGGTTAAGGATATCTACTCCGTCCCCTGCGTTAGCAATGGACTCAATAACCGTGCCGTGAGCGTCAATCGTTCCCAACGGGTTCGCTATCCCTCGAACTGCTTTTACTTTCAATATTTCCCCCTTTTGCTGTTGTTGATATATAAGCCACAAAGTTTTCTTGATTGAAAACAACGTTCTCATCGTGTTGTTTTAATAGTGGTAACACTTTTTGAATTGCGAAAGCGATAATAGTAACTTCATTACTTTGTCCATAAAGCAATTCTCTTGGTATACCGTACTCACTCAAAGCAACCTCGATTGCAAGATTTGCGTCATTTTGTAGCGAACCGCTGTAATCTGGCTGAATCTGTTTGATATCGTCATCTGAACCAATAACGGACACACCGTTGAACTCTCTTGCAAGTTGTTGCTGTTGTGTTAGACGTTCACGAATTCTTTCCCAAACTTCTTTCAAACCACTAGAAACTTTAGTTTTCCAATAGATTTTGATTTGAGCTTGAGAGTCAAGTCGTCTACCAATTCCATTACTAGCCATTCCAAACATTACCCCAAACCGTTGAGGGTTAGCACCATAGAAAGGGTTTAATAGCATTTCATAATCGCTTGTTCTAATAGTGACCTGTCTGCGATTTGGTTCTCTAACTAAAATGTTAAACTGGTCTGCGTTCACTCTTTGAGCGTAATACTTGAAACCACCATACCAAACACGATAAACTTCTTGACCTTGTAAAGCCCAATAGAATAAGTCCTCAAGTTTGGACGCTTCAGAATAATCAACATTATCAAAATAGGAAACTAAGCCCAATAACTTACCTAGTAACAAATCAGTTGTAGGGTCTTGGACTGTGAAAGTTGAAAAGCTCACATCTTCCGCTCTGCGTGATAGATTAAATAAGCTCATTTACTTCTCCTATTTGATTTCTCCTGAATCAATGTCAATTTTGCGTCCGAACTCTTTTTCGATTTCTGCAATAAACATTGTATCAACTGGCAAATTAAGTTTAGCCCATTTGTTTTGATAGTTTTCCAACATACGCATTGTACGAATATGACGAACACTTACACCGTCCGAAACATACCAATGTTTAACTTTGCCTGAATTGTCTAGTCCTTGAATAAGGTACATTTTTATCATTCCTCCTGTTTGATTATTTTGGTTTGAAGTTCCAGTAACTAGTTTATTAAATAAGTCAAGTTCTGCTTGTCTGCGTCGTACTAAACCTTGTAACACTTGACCGCCTGCATTACGATACTTCGGTATCATTGAAGCACAATAGGCATGACTGAACTCTTCCCAACCGTCAGCAATGAAAACATTACCGCAATTATAAGCCAATGAAACCAAAGCGTCAAACTCATTTTGATTTGCTTTGCCTTTTACATAAGCGTCAACCATAGGTGCATACTTATTATTTATGTCAATTTCTAGCTGACTATCTGCTTGAGCTTGTGTCCAAGTTGTACCTTCCGTTACTCCATAATGTCCCCAACCGATTGTGTACATTTGTTCCCACGGTACTGGTTTGTAAGCAGTCAATCGGCAACCCTCGAACTCTTTAATTAAGTTCAAACCGTTTTGAGATATTTTGATATTACCACCCCCATTTTTTAATTCTCACTTAATGGTGGAGATTCACCGCTTTTTGATTATTGTTTTTTATAAGGGAACAATTAACCCAAGTGTTCACAATATGTTAAGATGTTATAAGCGTCTGCGATGTTATCATCTTTGCAATCAGAATCAACCAAACCTGTGGCTTTTAAAAGCTCAAGACTTTCTTCTTTGCGTTGTTCTCGTTTGCCTGAAATAAGATGATAGCTACACCATTTTGAGTTATCAATAAAAGTATAGCCATTTACTAGACCGTCAATAGCACCGATAAAATAGCCGTTACAATTAGCCAATGTAATACTGTGTTTTCGGTTTCTACCCATAATAGGAGTTTCAATGGCTAGATGATAACCCTTCAAATCAAACTCATCAATAATATCTTTAATTGCGTTTACGATGTCAAAGGTACGTTCCCAAGCGGTCTTTTTAGGGTTATATGCTTTAATAGAACCAACATAAACTTGACCGTCTTTTCTAAAAGCGTACCCTGTACCCTCGCCTTTCTTGCTAGCGGTACTGAAATCAATAGCTAAAATTTTCTTCATTTCTATCCTCTTAAATAGGTAGGCTATAAGAAGTCACGACTGCATAAACATCTTCACGTGTTTTGTCAATGTTAATACCATAATCAGTTTTGTCAATAAATTCTAACACTTGTTTTAATTCTGTTTCATCATTGACAAAATAGATGTTTTTTTCTGCCATGCTTTATACCTCCATCGTTGATTATGGTATTATTATAGCATACTGTTTTTTTAGTTTTAGTTTCATCATACCAACAAAAGATTTAGATATTTTACAATTTGATTAAATAATTTGTAACCAAAAAATAATATATTCCTGACTATTCCAACTGTTGAGCCATTCTTCTATTTTTTTACCCTAATTTTTTCGCTTGATTTTGAAAAATCGTATGCTATAATAAATATATAAAAATTGAATACGCCTAAGATTTGTCTGATGTCTTAGGAATTGAGTATATGAAAACCGTACTGAATAAGGCGCAAGTAATGAATTAGGCAAAGCGGTAGCCCTGTGTTTTGTCAATGGAAGCAAGTTCTAAACATTCCCCCAACATAGGCAAAGTTAAATAAGAAGTTACCGCTTAGGTGTTCATCATAGCCAAATTGATGTGAGAACTAATTGAGTTACTAGCGCTGACAGATTGATTAGTTCAAGAGGGGGGGGATAAAAACTGCGTTTGCGTGGATAACTATACCCTTTAATAAGGTAACTAAAAAGAAATATTTGATAGCTTGAATTGTAATATAACTTCGGCTATAATTAAAGCATAGATAAAAAGAAAGAGGTTTAAATATGTTTATTGTTTATTGGATAATGTCAGCTATGTTTGGAGTTGTTGCAAGCGTGGACCATTCTCTTTTTGTTGTTTGGTTCTTATGTTGCCTAGGTAACTTTATCTTAGGTTTAGTTGACTTAATAAAAGGGGGATATAAAGATTGACGGTTTTGTTAACTTTTGTCACTATAATTTTATCATTGGTTTTTATAGTTGACTTTTTACTTATAATCGGTCTTATTATTACACTATGGAGGTTTTTCAAATGACAATAAAAGACGACATCAAAGCAATTAACAAAGATATCAAAAAAGCAAAGAATTTTAAATGGCAGGTAAAACGAGCTAAGTATTGGCTAGTTAAATTACAAAACATCTACCCTGATTATGACTTTAAAACTTACGTTAGACCGCTACGAGATAAAAATGATATCTTTATTGACTATAAAGTAAAAGGGGTTTATTAAAATGCAGGACTTGTTTAAACGTGTTATAACTGCTAAGGAGTTACAAGAAAAAGAAGATTTTAAAGGTGGTAATGAATGGCTGATAGAACACTTAATACCAAGAGGACAGGCAGGTCTAACCATTGCACCACAGAAGTCTTTTAAAAGTTCTACCACGTTGCAAATGGCTTTAAGCGTAGCTAAAGGTGTCCCCTTTGGCTATTTTAAAACTAAAAAAGCGAACGTGCTTATAATTGACAATGAAGATACTGACTTCGTACTACATCAACGGTTAAAGGCTTATAATGATGTTCCTGATAATTTGCATTTCATTACAGGGGGAATTTTTAAGCTAGACAATACAAACCACATGAATGGACTTTATAAGTTCATCAAAGAGAATAACATTAAGTTTGTTATCTTGGACAACTTAAAAGACATGCTGACAGACAGAAACACTCTAAATGATATGTCAAGTATGAATGATGTCTTGAATAACATAACACGCTTGAAATTGCTCCTAAATGATGTAACGTTCCTTTTAATTGCTCACGCTAGAAAAGACACGAACAATCAATCGCTTGAGGAAAAGAGTTTTAGGGTTAGAAGTACACATGCCTTAGGTAGTTCGGCAATTGGTGCATGGTTTGAGTTCTGTTTATGTCTTAGCCCTAAAATGGGAAAGAATAGCAAGTATTCAATTTTAACTGTTGAGGCTCGTAACTACGCTTATGACAAAGAGGTTTGTCTGGGTTATGTAGCGGACCAATTCCAAATCATAGACCCCACAGGAAACAAACCTAAAGAGATACTAGAGGAGGAACAAAAAGAGGGGGAAGAATACGAGGAAACCAAAAACGACGCCGAAAGTCTTTTAACAGCGTTGCAACAAAAAGGAAAAGTAAAAGAAATTAACGATTAACCGTTTTGTCTTTGACATTGCGGTTTTTCTTTTGTATAATTAAGTCATCAAGTTAAGAGAGGGAAACAAAAAAATGAAAATTGCACTTGAAACACTTAACAAAATAGTTGTAAGACTTCAACAAAAAGAACCAGTAACAGATATTGAAAATGATATGCTTCTAGGGCTTTTAAATAGCACTTATAGCTATTATAAACAAATGGAAGATATTTCTATGCTAAATGTCTTAATCGTTCTCTATGAGCGTTTAACAGGTGTTAAAGCAGACAAAAAAGAAGAAGTGACACGCTTCATTGAAAACTTTAGTGCAAAAGGTCTTGTCAAGTTATTAGACAGCCTAGAACAAAAAGGGAAACGTCAAAAAGAAAGTAAAGTTAGTGACATGTTTATCAATGAAACAAGAATGTACTACAAAGTAGTAGCAAACAAAATCAAAGAGAGAGGTATCAAATAATGGCAATTGAAAAAGTGGTATATTATTATGATGACGGAACTAAAAGAGAATATCCACCACGATTGTCAGACCTAGAACAATTAGAGGAGTTCAGAAAATCAAAAGCTGATGTAACAGAACTATATGACTTCATACAAGAACATCTAAGCAAGTTTGAAGCTAAGTTATCTTTATGTTTTAAATATATGGTTGATAATTTAGGCATGGACGAACAACAAGCAAACAACACGCTAGAGTTTTGGTGCGATGAATGGGGAGTGCAAAACGTTCATTTTATCGCAGAGGGTGGCGAATGTAAAATTTGTGGCAAACAATGCGACGCTAAAAAATTGTTCTGTTCGGAAGAATGTTACAAAGATTATATAGAAATGAAATATAATTGTAATTGACATAGTTAAAAAACTTCGATATAATTAAGTCATCAAGTTAAGAACCGCAGTAGAATGTATTAGAGAAGATATGGAAGAAACACCAACGATTGCAATGGCAGTTGTATTTGATGAAAACAATAAAAAGATTTTAGAGGTTAAAAGATAATGGCACAAGATTATTACGCAAATAAATACGGTATTCAATTGGAAGAGTTCTTGATTTGGGATTCTGAATGGGACTTAAAATTTTGGCAATATAACTTCACAACTGGGCAAGGTTTTGCTTTAACAAACGCTTTGAAGTACTCTGTAAGGGCAGGAAAAAAGCCAAATGAACCGTTTGAGAAAGACATGGGCAAATATAACGATTATATTGACATGGCTGTCAAAATGGGCTTTGAACGGTCAGAAGCAGAGGGATGGGTAGCACTTCAAAAATCAATCTTTGAAGAGTTCAAAGGAAGAAAAGCAGAACTTGAAGAACTTAGAAGAAGAAAGGAAGCGAAACATGTATAAATATTGTGCTTTAAATCATCATAAATTCTTATGGTTTAAAACTTTTGAGGATATGGCGAAACATTTCAGCGTTACAGAAAGTTATTTAAAATTCTGGCTGAATAAAGATGAGCCTTTGAGCGGTTGGTTTATTAGAGAGGTAAAATATGGTTCTGGACTGGAATGACTTCAATAAATGGCGAGAAACTAGCTTAGAATATCATAAAATGTTAGGGGAACACAATTACACTAATGCACTAACATTCTTTGAGTACGCCAGACAGTATTTCAATGCAAAAGGTTTTCCACCTCCTGAAAAGAAAACAAAAACAGGCAGGAAAGGAAAATATACATGGAAAGATAGCAAAGAACAATTAAAACAAATACATGAATACATTGGAGGTATTAAATAATGGAATTGACGGTAAAAGAATTGATTGAAAAACTTGAAAAAGTAGAAAACAAAAACAAAAGTGTATTTTTTGAAACAGTTGATAGTTTTTTAAGTGTTGACTTAGTTTTTATAGACGAAGATGAAGATATCATCTTTTCAAACGTTACAGAACTAGATGATGAAACACGCAACCAATGCAAAGAAATTTAAACATAATCGGAGGTATTAAATAATGACTTTACTTTTAACAATTCTATTTATTTGGCTTGCGTTTAAAACCGTTGAAAATGTAGCCGAAGAACTTGGTAGATACATCAGAGGGTTCTTTAAATGGTTGTGGAAAATGTACAAAAAACATGTAAATAAAGGAGTGAGCCTATAATGGAAAGCAAAGTTTTGAAATTAATCAATGAAATTGAAGTGCCAAAAAGTCAATACAATAGCTACGGTAAATATAATTTCCGAAACAACGAGGATATTCAAACGGCTTTGAAACCTCTGTTATTAAAGTATGGGCTAATGGAAAAAGCAGAAACAGAAATGTTTGAAATGAATGGCGAACTTATGTTACATGTTCATGTTGATATTTTTGACCCTGATGACCTTAATGACATCACAAGCGGTGACGGTTGGGCAGTCATTGACGTCAATAAGAAAGGTATGGACAAGGCTCAAGCTACTGGGGCTAGTCAATCATACGCAAGTAAATATGCCTACGGTCAAGCGTTGAAATTAGATGATACAAAAGACGCAGATAGCACAAACAAAGGACAAAACAATGCACAACGTCCTAAAGCAGTACCTAAAGCAAGTTATCAATACAAACTAAGCGACTTGAAAAAAATGGTAGCAAATAAAGAGATGTCAAGCGACCGTGCAAACGAACTTTGCAAACAAGGAAAAGTAAACATGAATGCTTAATACTTGACAAAAGAAAATAAACACGTTATAATTAAACTATCAAATAAAGAGAGGGAAACAAAAAAATGAAAATTATCGAAACTTTGAAAGTAAACGAAATTAACACAAAAGAAGTTGAAACATCAAAAGGAATTAAAAAAGTCCTATCATTTAGAGCATATCCATTTGAGCATTATATCGGAGGTATTTGGTTACCTGATAGCGTAGATTATGGCGACATTGTAACTGTATACATTGACCAAATTAAAGCCGAAACAAAAGGGGATAAAACTTACTACAACGCTTCATTTGCTAAAGTTACACCAGAATTTAACCTAAACCGTGATAACGGTGGAAGCGTATATGACGACCCACATGGTGGAATGGCTCCAAATACGGTTGATTTGTTTGGCGGTGGTTCTCCTACTGATGTCCCTGATGACCAATTACCATTCTAAAGGAGTTCATGAATGGGATATGATTATGAGATGATACTTGATGAAGTAGATAAATTAAGTCTACAAGGACGAGTAGAGGAAGCAAAGGAACTTGTGAGAGAACTTGTTCCCCCTCTGTTCGCAGTTGATTTTACTAACTTAATGGAATTAATTGAAAGGAATACATACAAACTATGAAAATCAGTAAAGAAAAACTCACTTTTTTAAAAAATGCACCAATTATCACTTTGGAAGTTATTCATGACATGTTAGATGTAAAACAACACATCAACAATTATCAACGCAACACAAACAAAAAATACGGTCTAAACTTTGAAAAAGACGAAGTGATTAACCGTGAAGTTGCTGACATGATTATTATTAACACGCTAGGAAAGTTAAACATGTTGCCTGAACAATCTTATTTCTTACGTTTAGTTCGTAATACTGAAGCTAATAGCCCTAAAGTTCGTAAGGCTGAAAAGTTTGCTGAAAAAGCTAACCTAGCCAATAAGATTGTTGAAATGCTTACTTTTATTGACGATAACGCATATATTAGTATCCAAGACAGAGATTTGTACAATTTTATTAAAAAAGAAAAAGTCCAAAATTTAGAATACTTTAGCAATGAAGGATATCATAATTGGTTCGGAAATCGTTTGAAATGGTTGTTAGACACTTACAAAGGGGAACGAAATGATTAACTTACAAAACAAAAAATTAGACATCAAAGAGTTTCTCGAAGATTTAGGCTTTACCGTTAGTTTGGACTATGAAAGAGAACCAACTGGCGTGATGTTTGCTGAAATACACCCTATTGTTAGTCAAGTAAGTAACAATTCAGCCATTTATCAGACGTTTAGAACGCTTGAAGTAGAACTTATGGTAATTTGTACCGAAGAAACAGAAAACAGCTTATACAGGGCTGTACAACTCTTGAGCGATGAGCATTATATCTACGCAAACACTATCACAGACAATACTAATATTATCAAATTAAGAGGTAACTACTATGATTAATGAAAATACATTGAATTTTATCCGTTTCTCTAGCGGTTTTAATAACTTGAAAAAAGAAGAATTTGAAGCATTTGCCGAAAATGAAATTTTTGAACTTAATGAATATAACGCAAGTGAGGGAACACAAGGAAAATACTTCTATACTTTAGAAGATGTTAACACAAACGGAACGCTAAAAAGTTACATCATCGAATGTCTAAAACTTTCGTTACAAACACGGTGGGGAAATAACCTAGAATACCACATCGACCGTAAAACGAAATATTTAAATAAATTAACTGGAATGCAAGTGTAACACAATTTTAATTTGACAAACTTAAATAAAATCTCTATAACTAATAATATAAAAAAAAGAAAGAAGAACAAAAATGAAACTAAAAAATCAAATCGAATTGCTTAACGACACTTTGAAATTACATGATGAAAAAGTAGATGAACATTTCCCAAAAGATGAAAGCCAAGTACCTGCTTATGCTAAAGCTCAATATATGGACTTATTCAGTATGCTTCAAGAAATTGCTAAAGCGTACGAGTTTACGTCAAGATTCCATAAAGCTTCAATAAAAGCTCTTGATATTCTAATTACCAACTTGAATGAACATTCTGAAATGGTAAACGAAATTATGGACGAAACAAATTATAAAACTTGGACAAAACTACAAGATGAACATTACACAGGAGTGTTTTACTACGATTTACATAAAACAGTAGAAGAAACAATCGAAGAAATGAAAGAGGTGTAAAATCATACTAGATTATATTATTTATGTTATAGCATTTGTTCTTTACAGTTGGTTCTTATTCAAATCAGGTAAGAAACACGAAGAAAACAAAGATAGAATAAAATTAGTCATAACTGGTAAGCCTGAACAAATCAAAAAAGCACTTGAAAACATTAACGAACAAAATTTATTTAAATAGAAAGTGAGGAACTCTTCAATTACACAGCCACTCAAACGAGTGCTTTTTTTGTTTGGTTGTTGATTAGATACCCCTTGCTATATAATACCCCTGTAAGCTCACAGATTGGCTTGTATTGCATTTTAGATAATTTCTAGGATAATGACAAGGAACAGACCTAAACACGTAAAATAGAATGATTTAAGAGGAATTACGACATATTTTTTTCAAAACGAAAAATTGAAAAA